GGAAGACCTCGAAGAACATCTTCGGGGCACCGTCTTCTATCACAGTGGGACAAAATTGTCCCAACGCGACAACGAAACTTTCGCCGTCGCGATCCTCTTACAAGGAATGTGCCTAGAAGACACTCTCACAAGTAGTTCTCCAGATCGAAGACCTCGAATCATACGATGGTGTAAAACCATTCATAAGATCGACGTTCTAGATCTAGCGACATTCTTAAAGGAAATGACATTGTACTTTCGAAATTATCGAGATACTTGGTCATACTCCTACTCTGACTTTAAACATCAGTTTCGGAATGTCTATCCTTTCATAGGGGAGTTTTTCTCGCCTATTAAGGAGGAGGTAGGAGAATTTTTAAATTCTCCTTCAGCTACTTCCTTTTCCATTTTGTCTCAACATCTCTCCTTCATAGCAAAACTCTCTCTCAGAGACCTCGATTATTCGAGTAAGTCAATGAGCGATTATCTAGCTACGGAGGACATGTTGAAACGTTTCGAATTCGATACAGTCATTGTTGAGCAACTTAATAAAATTGCTCGAGAGTGGTTCTCCGATTTTCGTTATGAGGGATTTCTACCTCGTCACGGAAACGGAGCTGTCGCCTTCTTAGGAAAGTCGTCAATTCTTGAGAAGTATTCAGATTTCCACAGAGATGTGGCTCTGGACTATTTTCTCAAGACTTTCGACTCTGATTTGGATTCATGGTTTCCCATGCCTATCAAATCAGGCTCCTTTAGAAAGTGTCAGGTTCAATTCGTACCTAAGAGCATCCAGTCCTGGAGAACAATATCGTCGGAACCTGCAGTATTGCAGTTTTTCCAACAAGGGATCGCAAGATCACTTGATCGATACATGTCTCGCCATACTGTGATGAACCGTCATATCGATCTACACGATCAAAATAAAAATCGTGTATTAGCTCGTGACGGAAGCACTTTTCGATCGTACGCGACAATTGATTTGTCGAATGCGAGCGACTGTGTCTCTTGGGATTTGGTAAAGGCCGTTTTTCACGGGACTCCTTTGATGCGTGGTTTCTATGCCACTAGGTCAAA